AATATCTTGGATGCGTTGGAGCAATTAGGCGTAAAACTACCCACAATTCACGCCTTCAAAATTAAACAGAAGGATAAGGTTGTTAACAAAGACAACTGGACAAGCGTTTGGGATTGGGCTGAAGCAAAGCTCAAAGAGCAAATTGATGCTAAAAATCTCAAGCAAATGTATGTTGACCGTGAATACGCATTAAAGTTTTCCCAAAGGAATAACGATCACGACATTGAATTGTGTAGCTACTTCTATGATTGGTTAGAAAAGCCTTCATACACTCAAGTGCGAGCCAAATTGGTTAACACTGACTCTAGCTTGTTTGTTGAATTTGCAGACAAGTTCCGAGACATGATGCTGGTTGGCAAGAAAAGCTACGTTGACAGTCTCCGCGAGGTTTCCAAGCAACTTAATCAACCATTAGACTTCAAAGATATTAAGCCTAGTGCTGATCTGGTTAAGTTAGCAAAGAAAATGCTCAAACGCTACGGTATGCTAGAAACTGTAAACAGCAACAACTGGGCGTGGAATGATAGGCCAGAGTTCCAAAAGACTCTCACCAATTATGTAAACGTCATTGACGTATGCACAATAGCTAAAGACAAACTTCCGACCAAGGTTTTGTAGGTTTAACCTTGGTTGGTAACGGGGGTTCCTCGCCCATGTGACGGGGAACCCCTTTATTAAAACAAATGAGTTTTTTTAAAATTAAATATAAATGAAGGATAAATTAGCTTATCCTTTCTTTGACAAGAAAGAATTTTTAAATTATTATATTATATCGCCATGAATGAAGAAAAATTAAATCCAATGTTGTCTTACGATAAAGAACAAAAAAAACCAATACTTCTAAATGATGAAGCAATGTTTGCTTGTGTTAATTATATTAAAGACAAAACAAAAGCAGAAGTTAATTTTGATGCGGATGAACTATTCTATGAATACATGGCAACAGAGGGATATGACCAACCATCACAAGAAGAAGTTAATGAGTTTGTATGGAAAATGGTAGAAGAATGTAGTCAACTAGAAGAAGAAGAATTAGAACCTTTACCCAAGATTATGATAGAGAAGGCTGGAGGAGATGTGAGTGATACTCCAATGGGATGTTAAAAAAGTGCTTGCATAGAAATTAAAATTAAACTAGAATAAAAAAAGTAAGAGGAAAGAATATGATACCTTATATCTTAACAGACAATAGCCTGACCGTTGTGATTGACGGCAAGGCTGAAACAATGGCAAGTTCCCATCCATCTTGGGCATTAGCCAACGAAGCACTAGCGTCCGAAAATTGGGATGAGCTAGGGAAGTTATTTGACGTACAAACGGCAGTTGCCAATTACGTTGATGAAGAAACGGGCATTGAAGTGCGAGACGGTGCTATCTACTACGAAGGTGAAGTGGTTCACAATCTGGTTGTAGACAAGGTTCTGGACTTTATGAGCAAGAATCTACCGTTCAAGCCTCTTTTGAGGTTTCTTGTGAAACTGATGGACAATCCATCCCGCCGTTCTGTGGATGAATTGTATAGGTTCCTAGAGCATAAAAGTATGCCCATCACCCCAGAAGGCAATTTTCTTGCCTACAAGGGTGTTAACAATGAACACAAGGACTTTTACTCTGGCAAGTTTGACAACTCTGTTGGACAAGTTCTTGAAATGCGCCGAAACAGTGTGTGTGACGATGCCAACATTGGATGCTCTTATGGGTTCCACGCTGGTACATACGAGTACGCTAAAGGCTACGCCAGTGGAGGTGGATACCTCATGGTAGTAGAAATTGATCCAAGTGACGTTGTGAGCGTTCCTCACGATTGTGACTGTCAGAAGTTGCGTACTGCCAAATATACTGTTGTGGGCGAGTACGAGCATATTGACGCTCCACCAATGGACGATACGTTCACTGACGAGTGGTACGACTATGACGATGAGGACATAGACGATGATGCTCCCGAATATGGTGCGGGATGGGACGCTGGCTACAAGCAAGCCAAGAAAGACATTCTGGATACCATTGACCCAGACAATCTGCATAACAACTGATATGTAGGTATCATCCCCTGCCAAGGCAACATTTACGCATAAAGCCTTGGCGGGGGTTTTTATTTAAACTAAAGCAAATTATTTAAAATTTTAAAATGGCAAACAAAAAAAAATACATTGTAGCAAAGAAAAAAGGAACTAATTTATCTCTTGGCATCATGGGTGCAACAACTGTTGAACAAGCAAAAAAGAGAATGAAAAACAACAATTTACCCGCCGAAGATTATACATACAAAATCAAACAATATACTTGCGATCATTTAGGAGAGCAGGAAAGTCATGTTAGTGGAGGTATAAATGAATAAGAATCAATACTGGATGAAAATTAGATACAATCACGATGGACAAGAGCGTTGGGAGCTTACGAAGGGTCAATTTGCCAATGAACATTCAGTTCTCAGAGCGTATGAAGCAAGAGGCAAATCATTAAATTATACTATACTAGAAACCAAACCATACAAGACTAATTAATTATGAGAAACTACGACATCATTAAAAAAGTATTTGAGATTACCCAGATTGACGAAGAAGTAAAGCCTTGGGACTATGAGGAGATAGCACAAGAAAAGCTCAAAGAGATTGAGGAATTGATTGCTGATGAACGCCCTCAAATTACTGGCCCCAAATTTAAAAAAATTAAAAATTAAAAGGGGAAGTGGTGGAATTGGCAGACACAACAGACTTAAAATCTGTCGAGCATTAGCTCATGCGGGTTCAAGTCCCGCCTTCCCTACCAAATGGCCCGTAGCTCAATCGGTTAGAGCAGGGAACTCATAATTCCAAGGTTTAGGGTTCAAGTCCCTACGGGCCAACCAATTTAATATAGTTCCCTTATTCTAGTTATGAATGACCCCTTTATTTATTTATAGAGGGGTTCTTTTTAATTTATTTTAAAAAAACACAATACACGACCTGTAATGATGTATGATATAGGGTGAAATATAGCTATTAATGGCCCCAAATTGCTGTATAAGAGGAGATATAGTATATTATAGTATGAGTGTGGTGAAGTGTATTAAAGTGTGTGATAATGGGTTAAAGGGTATGCCAAAAATTTATATTTATGTCAACTAATACTTTTTAATTCTTTTTTATTTATATTTAAATGTATATTTATGTGGAAGTGTATATTTCTATATGGGAAAAGATAACAGAATAACAAAAAAAAGTAAATTCAAAACCACTAAAGGTGTTGAATATAAAGTATTGTTTAGAAAGCCAAATGCAAGATGGTTTGATGATGCAGATGGTTATTGTCAAGACCCAAATTCAGAAAATCCAAAAATACTTGTTAATCCTTATTTAACAGATCAAAGTGAATTAAATACAATAATACATGAAATAGGTCATGCTTTCTTCTGGGATAAAACTGAAAAAGAAATAGCACAATTTGCTAATACTTGCAGCCGAATTTTATATGAAAGAGGGTTTGCTCATAATACAAAGAGAAACCCCCAAAGAAAAAAAAGAAATAAATAATTATTTAAAATCTGAAATTTTGTGTGATTTTTTCCGAAATATTAATTGACTATTTTCTAAATATATTATATAATTAAATTATATTATTTAAAATCTGCAATTTTGTCTGATATAATCCGAAATAATAATGAAAAAGAAAAACTTGTCATTAAAAGAAATACATCAATACCTCATTGATAATAATTACTTTCATTATAATGAAGATTATTTAATAAAAAAAGGAATAATTTTAAAGAAAGAAAGTAATAAAGAAAAGCCCGCCAGTTTGCCAGAAAAGTCCCAAATATTATCGCCCAATGGCGAAATATACTGGAAATAAACCCCTCTATTTTTGACCCATTTTGGGTCATTTTTGTTTATTATAATTATTTAATTGTAAAAAACACTAATTTTTAAAAATTTTTTTAAATTTTAGCTTCATCGAAAAAAAATAAAAAAAGTGCTTGCACTGAATTTAAACCAATAGTAGTATTAGGGAAGTTATGAAACAGAAAAAGCCACGCAAAGTAGGAAGCGGCAGAAAGAAGGGTAGCTACTCCTTTATTAGAGTGAAGTTATCTGATCTTCAAGAACGCTTTAAAGATTCAGCGGAGATTGTAGTATCCCGCAAGTGGGCTGAAGGTAACGGGTTACAAGGACAGGCGTTTGTTGCTAATGCACAAGCGATGGAAGCAGTAACCAGCAAGCCGACAGCGCAACCAGAGGACACCGCGCCAGTTGATATGGAATTAACCGAGTGGTAGGTGTATAATATAATATGAGCACTGCAAAGAGATATAATCTTGCTTATAATTATGTTTTTGAAAAACAAGCACAATGGAAAAAGGAATTAATAATACAAGGTGAGGGGCAATCTTACGATAGGGTGTGGGGAGACTTCATAAAAGAAACATTAAGACTAGCAGAATCAGATAAAGAAATTGAAATAGTTAAAAGTAATTATAAAGAATTAAAAAATAAATTAACCCCTTCAGGTATAAATGAATAATAATAATAAAGAAAAGAAAAAAGTAGTGAAAGACTACCGTTATTGGCAAAAACATAAAGTAGTTTTTGAAGAACTGTTTTGGAGCTTGGATGCAGAAGTGCGTCAGAACATTGCAGATAATCCTTATTGTAAAGAAGCCAAGAGCTTTGAAAAGAAATTAGAAAGAGAAGTTTTAAAAAAATTAGAGTTGACTACTGTTTAAATTTAACCTAGTATTAGGACATGGCAAAGAACAAACCTACATTGTTTGCTGATGTTGTTGGACAAAACGCTGCGAAACGCCGCATGACCTTCTATCAGCAATGTTACACCAAGAGCGGCATGATGCCAAACTCCATGATTGTTGCCCAAAAGGGTGGCGGCAAGACGTTTATGGCAAAAGCACTTGGTCAACACCTAATGCGCGAAGGCGAGGCAAAGGCCAAACCATTCTTGGAGATCAACTGCGCGTCACTCAAGAACATCCGTCAATTCTTCAACAACGTGGTTATTCCACACATGATTGACAAGGATATTACAATCTTGTTTGACGAAGCCAGCGAGCTTCCCAAGGACATGGAGATGGGTCTACTCACGATCCTCAACCCCAACAAGAATCACCGCAACGAGTTTGCTGTTGATGATTACGTTGTGGATTTTGATTTCCGTAGACACACGTTTATGTTTGCTACGTCCGAGCCACACAAAGTTTTCCATGCTCTCATGGACAGGCTTGACCGCATTGACTTGGAAGAATATAACAACGATGAGCTTGGTGAGATTGTCTCACGCAACCTTCCCGATGTAAAGTTTGAGGACGATGTGCTTAAAGATGTTTCCAGTGTGCTGCGTGGCAACGCCCGTGCTGCTCAAAAGATGGCAAACAACATTGAGATGTTCAACGGTACAGAGGGTAGCTTCACCCGCAAGTTGTGGAATGAGTTAAGCAAGACTCTGGGCATTCTGCCAATGGGCTTGAACCGCATTGAGGTACAGGTACTCCGTGCGCTTGCAGAAGCAGGAGAGTGTAGCCTCACCAACCTTGCTGCCAAGACAGGCATGACTGCTGACTCTTTGCGGCGTGACTTTGAGATGTATTTGCAAAAGATGAACCTCATGCAGATAGACCGTACCGGACGTAGCATTACTGCCAAGGGTAGACAATATCTGGAGGTGTACGATGCAGCCTAAAGCACAGGCTTCCCCTGACTTCCTCAAACTCCAAAAGAGAATGAAGGAGGTCAGGGTGGGAGAGTGGGTTTCCATCTCCAAGAAAATACAAAATAAATATTCTAATCTTGAAATAGATCAAATAACTAGAATGAGAAGTGATGATGATTTTTCAGAGTATAGAGCAATATCTGGAGATTATTTGTTAAATATAAAAACCTTTGTTAACTATGTCTCTATGAGTATTGGAGAATCAGAATATGAAGTTGATAGTTATATAGATGTGGTTGGTGCTTTGAATGTAGAAAATAAGGTAATAAGTATATGGGAGATAATATTTTGGTTGAATTGGGATATTAAACATTATGATGATAAATATTTGGATTTTGAATAAATAGTTTGTATAATAGAGGAAGTAGATAGAATAGAGTCTGGGGAGAATCCAGAACGGGGTTTAGTTCTACCTTCATTGAACACTATCTCAAGGTGAGTAGAAACCTCCTCTACCATCAAGGTGCTGCGCCTTTCCTTTCAGGCGCGGCACTTTCTTTTTTGCCCAAATAAGTAGGACTTTTGAAATAAGCCCAAATAAGCAGGGTTGCCCAAATAAAGCTAAATAAGTTAAATAAGAGTAGTAGTATATATAATATAGAATAGAATAATTATAATAAATTTTTAAAAGTTTTATATTGTTTTTTTGGCACGGGATTTGCAGCCCGCCCCGTGCCAAAAAGCAAGCCAAAAAGATTTTCGTAAAAACGGCGAATTTCGCACCGGAGAAAACACCCCTTTTGACGAAAACTTTTGAGCGGCAAAATCCTTTGACGATCAAAAAACCCCCATAATGATCGGCAAAACGGTTTGTCAATCACAAATGATCGGCAAACAATTAGGCCAATTAATCGCGCTTAATTAAGGTAATTATTTTTTTGCATTAAATGTCATTTTCTTCTTGTCGGGAATCTAAAACTAGTCTACTATTAAGAAAGTTAAGACATGAAAACCTACAAGACATATCAAGCACGGAACGCGGTCAAGGCTGCGTTGGTCACCAACCACATCAAAGCTGGCAAGAAGCAAGGCCAGACTCATGCAGAGGCCAAGGCTGAAGCCTACCGTCTGCACAACATCAAGGCGGCACTGCCGATCTTAGAAAAACATTTTAGCTGGCAAGGCTAGAATGTAATTGACAAGAACCTAGATTATTACTATTATTGACTTATGCCTATAACAGCTAAACAAGAAACGGGCGCGGCGTATGACTTCCGCGTGAATCAAGTTGAGTTCAACAACCCAGTAAATGGGGAGAAGACTGGACTATTTGCCAACATCCGACAGGACAACAACGAGATTTTGGGAGTTGTGTCCAAGCGGTATTCAATTGTAAACAACAGCGACATTTTGGGACGCGCTGACTCTGCTCTTGAGGCTGCGGGTATGCCTTACAAGCGCAACGTGTACACCCTTGAGGGTGGACGCAAGATGAAAGCGTACTACGACATTGGCGTAGATGAGGAAGGAAAGGTCATCAACGAGGCCATGACCCGCAAGGTTGCCAAAGGTGACATTATGGGCTTCCGTTTGATTGCCCAGAATTCCTTTGACCGCACTCTGCGCGTGTCTTTTGCGCTGGGTTTAATCCGATTGGTTTGCACCAACGGCATGACCACTATGGAAAAAGAGATTTCCATGATTAAGAAGCACTCCCAAAGTTTTAACTTGGATGACTTCATTGCTGGTGATGCTTTGGAAACTGCAATCAAACGCTTGGACAACAGCGTGAACGTGTACAAGCTACTGGCTGACCAAGAGGTATCTCAAGAGCAAGGCTTGAGCATCCTTAACAACCTGACCACTCCACGCTTCAAGAAAGTGTTGAGCGAGAAGGCCCGTGAAGGTGTTGCCCGTATCTGGAACAACCCAACGCACGACGAGGATGCAGACCGCAACCTGTACAACCTCAACAACGCCGTGACTCAGTACTTCACGCACGAACAGGATTCAGTGGAGTACGCTCAACGTAGCAGCAAGCGAGTGCTTGAATACTTTGAGCAAGCCGCGCACTCTGGCAAGGAAGGCAAGACCTTCACCGCCCTCACCAAGAATGAGGAAATCACAGTGGTAGAATAATCCACTCTTTAAATATCCCTCGCCTACGGGCGGGGGATTTTTTTTGCCATCACGAAAATTTTCCCCTTGACTTTTTGGCACGCGGCGGGCAGCGGGCGGCGTGCCAAAAAAGTTTTTGTTGACTCGGTTGCAGATTTTGTTTATTATTAGGATATGTTAACCAGAGAACAGTCAAAGAAAATGTTTAAGCGCGAAGTGTACCGCAACCTTCACTTCAGAGACGAGGTTGTTTATTCCGTGCGTAAGGATGGACTTGTTGAGGGACACGCTCTTTGTCATGTAATGGATGGAGTTACCTTCAGTGTTGGCCCCAAGGGGAATCAACGTGTGCGTGACGAGCAGCGCAAAAATGTTCACGCTGTTATCCGTGGTCACGTTATCAATGCCGTTTGGTATGACGAGGAAGAATTAGATTTTGCCAAGAGTGCCGCCAAAGATCTAGCGAAAATTGAGATGTGTGGTGTGCCTGTAAGCCAAAACACAGATGTAAGTGACTTGGATGACCCACGCGCTTGGGAGCCTATGTATAAATGGGTAGAGGTTAAGTATAACCCTTATAAGTTCAAGAGTTTTGTTGCTGTTGATGGTGATAAACTTACTCCTATCTTTAACGCCCGTAAGGTTGTTATTTATAGTGAAGACAACAAGTCCAAAGTTATGGCAATGATTCCAATTGAAAAAAGTGACAAAAACTAGTTGACTCAAATTTAAATCCCGACTATTATTAAAAAACGATGAGCATGAAAGATATACAAAACGGCTCACTCTACGTGAATCAGACTAACAATCAGATTCTCCGAGTGCGAAGCAAGGCGAACAGCAACAGCGTTCTTGCTACTTATGAAGATGACGGTGCAGTTGCCGCCGTACCAGTAGCACAACTGCGTGTTGCTAGTGAAGATGAGGTTAATGGGTTCCTAGCGTAAAAACCCAATTCGATTTTTGACAATTTGCTGGGAGACGAAAAACAGTCTTGGCAAGCCTAACGTAGCGAATGAGGTACGCGCCTCATTAGGGACGAGGAAGCACCAGCAGAACAATTTGGAACAGCGACGGTTGTTCCAACGGCATGTAGCGTAACAATGGTTTACAAGAGCCATAGCGCACCGAAACAAGAGGCAGGAGTCCATCAAACTCTGGGAGCCGAGTAGCACAGTCCGTAAGGGCGCAGCTATGATGTGAGTAGGGTACGAAATGTTGTAGGGTTAATGAACTTGATCTTGGCCCGAGAGTAGTTGCAGGTATTCAAGAAGTCCTGTCATGCCACTAATTTTCTCGCAATAACGCGGGAATAAACAAAAAAGGACTGTGTGGGAATCACAGAAAGGCTGAGAACATGCCGAAAAAAACTTCCCTTTACTTTTTGGCACGAGGCGCGCAGCCGATCCCGTGCCAAAAATTTTTTGCTTGACATGCCTGACTGAATTTTAATTAAAAAAAAAGTTTGACGAGCACGCAAAACAGAGGTAAGATTAGGACATGTTAAACCTACTGAAGTTTGGAGAGCCTAACGCGAAGCTCAAGAAAATGACAAAGAAGCTTGGACTCAAGCTCATCACCTTTACCCTTCCTGCAGGGTGGACTTGCCCCGGTGCAAAGGATTGTTTATCACGAGCAGACCGAGTGACCGGGAAAGTCACAGACGGAGCAGACACGGAGTTCCGTTGCTTCATGGCTAGCGCAGAAGCGCGTAGTCCATCATTAAGAAAAAACGTTTGGCACAACCTTGGATTGATCAAGGACGCATTAGTTGACGGCGTGGATGTTTGCGCGGATCTTATTTGCGCCAGCTTGCCAAGCAAGTTTGACGTTGTGCGTGTTCACGTTGGTGGCGATTATTTCAACAAGGAATATTTGCAAGCGTGGATTGAAGTTGCCAAGCGCAACCCCGACAAAGTTTTTTACTCTTACAGCAAAAGCTTGCACCTCTTCAAGCAATTTGCTCTTCCCGAAAACCTTGTGTTGACTGCCTCCCGTGGTGGTAAGTTTGACGATCTTATTGACGTCCACGGATGGAAAGAAGCCGTTGTTGTTTATAGTGAAGAAGAAGCCAACGAGCTTGTTTTAGAAATTGACCACGACGACACCCACGCAGCGTTTGGCAACGATCACTTTGCTTTGCTTATTCACGGCACACAACCTAAAGGTAGTGCGGCGAGTATTGCCTTGCAAAAGTTAAAGAAAGCGAGTAAACTATAAAAACATCATGAAACATGGTAGAGACATTATTAATCATAGCGGGTATCATAGCACTAAACGTGTTCATCATAAACATAATAGAAGGATAAAGTATAAATAGTTGGTGTGTTCATAATAAAATAGTAGGCTAACATAAAAGAACGGCGAGGTCTTCGGGTCTCGTCGTTTTTTTGTAGCTATAAATAACTCCATAAATAATAACAAATAAACTTTGCCATATATAATAACAAATAAACCTAATAATATAATAATAATAAATAATAATATTTTTCCTTTCGCATTTTTGCCTTGACATTTTTGGCACGCGGCGCGCTGCCCGCCCCGTGCCAAAAAGCAAGAATATTCGCAAAAAACTTTTTTCATTTTTTTTCGTTTTTGTGCTTGCGTTTTTCTGCCAAGTCTGTATAATGCTTGCATGAACATTACAGGACAGAGGATTTTAATCAGCCCCAACAGCAAAGCTACCACACGCACCAAAAACCGCATCCGTGAGCATGGCGCAAAGGGATTCATTCTGGAACGCCGCAACGACAACGCTTTCCCCCCGATGTGGCTTGTCCGTGCATCCGATGGCTGGATGGGTTGGCTGGCAAAAGAAGAATTTCACTTGGAAGCTTGGGGCGAAGAATTTTTTGTAGAAAAGTTTTAGGTAGGACTGCGGATGTCCCACCTCGTATGATAGGATATATTTATTATGATGATAGAAGATCACGAAGTAAAAGTAGGCGACGAAGTGCGCGTAGGAATGCAACTAATGATAGTTGACGAGATCACAGACTATGACACCGTGGTGGTGATTGACCAAGACGGTGGCGAACTTGAACTAACAGAAAACGAGATTGACGTTTTTATCAACCAATGAAAGGCGCAAAGAATATGAAAAACAAACAACCCAAAGCAAGGGTAAACCCTCAAGGCTACATGGGCAGCGCGTCCCGTGAGCATAGTGTGAAAAAGGGCAAAGGCTCTTACAAGCGCAACCCCAAGCACAAGGGTAATTGTGAATAACTTTTTATCGTAGAAACGATTTTTTTATGAGAGACTTACAGCAGATGAAACAATTGAAACTAACACAGAAGAACTGCGGCACACGCATTGCGGTTGGACTCCACGGCGACACTCAAAGCATCACCGAGCGATTCAATTCCTTTTGGAATCACGGCGCGACTGATGGCGAGTTGCATTGGTTAACTGATGGCAACGCTTATTTTTGGACTACCGAAAAGGATTTGGAAAAGGCAGTCTTTAACGCGACTCTGTTTGAGCTTTGGAACAAGCGTCCAGAGTTGGAAGAAGATGACAAACAACCAGAAGCAGAGGCGATTGCCAAGCGCATTGCCAATGACCGCCTTGCCAAGATTGAGAACAACCCGCAGTTGCTTAACTTTAACAAAGCGGTTTCTATTGCAAACCTAGACTGCTACGCAATGGGAAGTATTACAGCAGAAAAACCAGACAGTGATTATTCAAACAGGGAGACTCTATAATGATTAACGCAAACACAAAACACCGTTTGAAAATGAAACGCCTTGCAGCTATACAAAACAAGCCGCGAGTCACCAATGATGACTTTGACGTTATCATTATGGCTGTATCCATTGGCGAAAGTTTGCCAGAGTGCCAGAGAATTATGCGCTCTGCCATGCACAACAGAGAGAGAGGAACTACCGTGGCGCACTTTGAGGTGCTGGCGAAAGTTTTTCAAAAATGTACAAACCTATAAGATTATTATAATTATGGAAATCACTAGAACATCAATCCACTCCGGTATCACCCGCACTCTAACCCTTGACGTAACCGCCGAGGAAATTGCCACTTGGAAAGCTGGCGAGCTAATCCAAAGCGCCATGCCCCGACTCAATGCCGACGAGCGCGAGTTTATTAAAACTGGCATTACCGCAGAGGAGTGGCAGGAAATCTTTGCGGATTAACCGCTTGACTTTTTGGCACGGGGCGCGCAGCCCGCCGCGTGCCAATTTTTTTGTGAATAACTTTTTGCAGAAACAGGGTTGACAAACAACCAAAACTCTTGTATATTATAAACATGATGAACGACATGATGCCAACCATTGAAGAGACCGCCTCCCTTGACATCCTCGCGCAGATTGAGCATGAGGAGTGGGAGCGGGGCAACGAACAGCGCGAACGCTGGGAGGGTCTTGAGGCCATTCACGGGCCATTCCTGAAACCCGACGAAGCGGCTCTGGTTTGCCGCATGGCGGCACACGTTGCCAAGGTAACAGCTTAACATTATGGGCCAGCGCGATGGCCTTGGAAATCGCGCCCTTATTATATCATTATGATTGAATTAGGAATGGAGGTCATGGACCTTGACGGCTACCTTGGGGTAGTTGTTGCTTCCCCGCGTGGTGGCAAGTGGCTTGTTCAGAAAGAGAACGGTCACACCATCCGTGTGCGCGAAGAGCATATGCGCGAGTATGACCGCGAAATTGAGGACCGCATTTGCGGTGGCGAGGACTCCCCCGCCTACCTCAAGTGGTTAGAGAAGCGCGAGCTTGTGTAGAATCAACCCCCGCAAGGGGGCTTTTTGAATAATTTTTATTGACTCAAACTTAAACTTTGATTAGTATTAACAAAGACATGAAGAAAAACCTACAAGACATTGGTGGCATTATTTTTGATGCCTTTATCACTATTGCGATTGGAATTGTTATTCTTAACATTCTGGGCAGCGTCCTTGTTTCAACTGCGCTTGGAGCAGAGCAACCATTAACCAAAGACGAGCAGACGGTGGCTCTCACCTTGTTAGGCGAGGCGCGTGGCGAAAAACGGGCTGGCCTTTATGCCGTTGGGTGTGTGATTCAACAGCGTTCACTAGAGCGTAAGTTGACTCCAGCGCAAGTGTGCTTGCAGCCCAAGCAGTTTTCCTGCTGGAACGACCGCAAGTATATGGACACAATGCGGCGTTTACTAGAAGCAAACACAGAACAAGCCAAGTATGCAAAGCTGCTTGCGCGTTCTATTTGCAAAGGTGACAGATTAGTGCAAAGTTTCACTGGCGAAGCTAATCACTATCATGCAACCTATGTAAAACCGTATTGGAGCAAAAAGTTTAAGCCAACAAAAAGGATAGGCAATCACATTTTTTACAAACTACCATAAAATGAAAAAACTGTATAAAGTAGAACTGAATGAGATCCACTGTGCCACGTTTGAGGTTGAAGCAACCAGCGAGCATGACGCAGTAAACGAAGTGTTAGACGGTGCGGGAGACTTGGTGCATAGCGAGTATTCCTACACACCCGACAATGATGCTGTGCGTAGCGTTACCTGTAAGGAGGACTAAAATGAAAGCCATAATTGAAATTGAACTAGGAAACGAAGCATTTGGAAACAATGACGCAGAGCGTTTGTTTGAGATGCGACAAGTAATGGAAAAGCTAATGGACAATGCCACGCAGATTATGGCGGCGAGCGTTGGCGACTTTGTAACAGCGCAAGACTATAACGGTAACACAGTTGCGCGAATGGACATTGTTGAAGGCGATGTAAAAGCTAAAAAGGTTTATGGATTAGAAAATCATAATTATTAAAATGAGCGATTATTGGACAGGTTTAGTTAATTATAAGCAAGGAAAAGAACATAAGTATTTCCGCGCACAATTAGATGACAATGGCGAAGCCATAGAAAGCACCATCTGTGAAATTAACTTTACAGAGGAGCGAGACAGAATTAAAGAGCAGATTCAACACGACATTGACTGTTACATTAGTTCACAGCCTTACGGCGACGAAAACGAACAATTGATTTCTGACCTCCAGACCATTATAGTAAACAACTTTAAGGGCTTTGAATAGTTGACTTTTTGGCACGGGGGCGGCTGCCGATTTCGTGCCAATTTGCAAGGGGAATTTTTTTCATTTTTTTTGCATTTTGTTCTTGTAATTTTCTGCCGATCTGCTATACTCTACGCATGATGATTGAGAACGAAAGCATCTTTAAGGTTACATTCACCAATGACAGCACTGTATTCATTAAGGCAATGGACAAGGCCCATGCTCGCCGCATTGTAGAGCGCGCTGGTAGGCAATGGCTCTCAGGAGAACAAACGGTTGATATGATTATTAAAAAGATTGAGAAAGTTGAACAGTAGGACTACGGATGTCCTACCCCATATGTTATACTGTACGCATGAAAACAATTAAGAACATGAAAAACCTATTATCAGAATTAAGCCCAGAGAACTGGAAAAAGTACGCCAACGCAGTAGCAGACGGTGCAACTCACGCACGGTTTACCTACGCTGACGGCAGCTTTCACCCTTACCCTATTGAGAAAATCAATCACGGCATGAACGCACACCGCCTCTCAAGCCTTGGCTTGGTACTGGTCAAAGTAACCAAAGAAGGTACGGAAACGCTTGCCCGTTTAACCTTTTGGAATAGCTTTGTGGATGACCGCGAGATTAACCCCCACTAAAGATTATTGTGAATAACTTTATCTGGCAAAAACTGACAAAACCTTTATAGTAAACGAACAATGAACGCACAAAGTACCAGCGGATACGGACAGAGCATGGACAACTCCACCCAGTATTGGAGCATCTCGAACGGCAAGGGATTGCCTCAAATGTTTTGGGATTGGTGGAAGAAGAACCAAGACACCAAGTTTCGTGTTACCTATACGCGACACGCAAACGAACAGCACAACGATGATTTCACTGGCGAACTCAAGGCAGACCGCTGGATTATGGATGACTTTTATTTGCGCGACAATCCCACCGAGGTGGTAGAATGTCACTATGACATGAACGACACCACGCGCCCCCGCAAGTTTATTATGAACTTACCTTTTTATAACAAGGACACGGACAGTGCAGAATGGAATCCTGTTTGGAACTACTGCGTTGCATTTGCTGCCAACAACGTAGACCCGAACCACCTTGAGGTTGTCACCGTTTGGAAAAGGCGTGACGGTCACAGGGGCAACCCTAATCAGCGCAACAAGTATTCCAAGGGTGTAGGAACGCCTAAAGAATTTCAGCGATAAGATAGAAGAGAGAAAAGAGAATGTTAGTTATTACCTTTGTTTGTATATTAATTATTTTTATAGGAATCTGGAATGAGCTTCAAAAATTTAACTAAAAGCTGTTGACATTTTTGGCACGGGGGCGGCTGCACGGCGCGTGCCAATTTGCAAGGGGATTTTTTTTTAACTTTCTTTTTGGTGGGACTGCGGATGTCCTACCCTGTGTGCTATCATAGTCGCATGATGAAAATGAAAGAGAAACTGTTCAGAGTAAAGATTGCCCTCTGGCGCAAAGCCCAACCCACCCGCAGCACCCACATCAGGGCATATGACTTGGCCCACGCCAAGAGAATCAGTAACCGTCTATTTGGGACATTGGGCGTAACAGTAGAACCCGCCAAACCCTTTCCCCGATTTGATGGAAAAAAAATTGGAGAATTTAACAGGTAGGACAGCGGATGTCTTACCCCCTATGCTATACTAGACGCAGTTAAAAGATTATGAAAGACAACAAAAACGAGTTCAAGAAAGACCTCCACGAGTGGCTGGCAGAGATGAAAAGAAGGCGTGAGATTAACCGCAAGCGCGATGAAGAACAAGCGCGTTGGGATACTCAGTTCAACGCCCCACTCAACCTGAAAGACAGGGACTAAAAGATTATGAAGAACCAAGAAATGGAATTGATAAACGACAACGGCACTTGGAAGATTAAGTGGAACGATGGATTTGAACGCAACTTTGAATCCTTCTTTGAGGCAAGGCTTCACTTTGTAGCTTTGGTGAATCAACAAATTGCAATGGAGCGTTAAGATTATGAACGATATAACGATAACAGAAAACGGAGCCGCTCTAGTAGACGGCACAGAATACCCCATTCACAGCATTGACTACGCGGGCTGTGAAGCAATCACAATCCCCACGTTGGATTTAATTTCCTACGATGAGGGCGAAACATGGAGAGAGATTGAATAGTATAAAAGATTATGAGTAACATACATGAAAGTTGGATTGCGCGCAACATTAAGTTGGGTGCGATATACTTAAACGCAAACGATATGCGTGAGATACGAGTGCTTGCAAAGATACCATGCCAAGGCGTATGGTTTGAGTACGCCGATGGCTCTGGCTATGGCGAGACGCTGCGTTATGGTGACGTACTGTACGCCAAGCTTGACGAGGTAGAAGATTACCTTGAAGATTCTCTGGCTGCCAGTGCATAACCAGAGCTAACAGACCCCCCCCTTTTTGAAAACTAGCAAAAGGGGTTTTTTTTATATACAGTCGGGGGAGGGTAATTTAGATGTCCACAGGTTTTTCGATTTAGGTGTTTTTAATTTATCGTTTATTTTTTATTGCAAAATGATGGTTTTGGTGGTACTATTTATTACTATGGAGAAATTAGATAAACAATGGTTAGTTTTTGAAGCTTTTGGGGTAAATTTTCCTTGGAAAGATATTAAGGAACTCAGTGATGAAGACTTAGATTATCTGCATAACAAGGCGGACGAAGCCAAAAAGCGCCACGAGGCTGCGGTAGAACAGCAAAAACAGCAGCAGCAACAACAAATGGCTGCTATGCAAGCAGCACAGGCAGCACAACAGCAAGGCGGTGGAGGAAATATTATTACCCCAAACCAAGCATACAGCTTTGACCAGCCTTAATTGAAAAAAGTATTCAATACTATACAATTATTCTGTTTGACAGCCTACTATTTAGTTAGGACTGTTTTTGTTGGTTTGTATTCTTTTATAACTAATATAATAAAAAAAGAATGAACTTATTATTTGACAGAGTATATGTAATAAATTTAAAAAGAAGACCAGACAAGTTGGCACATGTAATGGACCAACTTGCTAAACACGATATTCTAGGAAGCATTCCCGTAGAGGTCATTCCGGGCGTTGATGGTCAGTCAGAAGTCAATGAAGAATTTTTGGCTGCTAATAATTATAAAATATATAATAAATGGAATGATCCGTGGTGGGGACGCACAAGCCTAAAAGGTGAAATTGGCTGTAACATTACTCATCACAAAATTTGGGAAAAAGTATCAAAACTAGACGAAAATATACTAGTCTTAGAAGATGATATAGTATTAGAGAATGATTTCTTTAATAAAACTCTAGAAATAGCACCCCAAGTCAAAAAATTAGACTTTGATTTTCTTTATATAGGTAGAAAAGCTATATTCCCCGAAAAAGAAGAAAAACTTACTGATTTATTATTAATTCCAGATTATAGCTATTGGACTTGCGCTTATGTAATCACACCACAAGGAGCAAAAAAATTATCAGAAGGTGGATACGAAAAAAATATCAATGTTCCCACCGACGAATATCTACCTTATATGTATGGTGCGCCACATGACTCTGCAAAAAACATATTTAGCTGCGAACAAAATTTAAAAGCTTATGCATTGATAGAAAATTTAGGAGACCCTCACGACGAAGCTTTTACAGACAGTGAAACAGAAAAATCTGAACCCTATCAAATTTCTGACAGAGATGACGCCAAAGTGTTTGCGTTTGCTACAGAGTCTAATGATGGCCTCAAAATGCTCTATGAGAGCAGTTTAAAGTATGGTGTGCCATTAGAGTACGCCGGTTTAAATGAAGAGTGGACGGGCGGAGACACCTCAAGACTCGACTATCCCGGAGGAGGTCAGAAAGTAAATATATTAAAACAAACCATCAAAAATCTGCCCGACGATCAGCTAGTTATTTTTACAGACGGTTATGATGTTTTATATAATGATGGATTAAATACAATTATTAAAAAATTTAAGACTTTTGACACAAAAGTGCTTTTTGGAGCAGAGGTTGCTTGTTGGCCTGACGAAAATTTAAAAACAGACTATCCAGAAGTAGATTCGCCATTAAAATATTTAAACTCAGGAGTAATTATTGGTTATGTAGAAGAATTAAAAAGAATTACTAATGAAGACATTAGCGACACTGATGACGACCAACTATATTATACTAAAAAATATTTATCCGGTGAGTTTGACATCAAATTAGACCATAATTGTGAAATAATTCAAAATTTAGCAGAATTTGATCAAGTTCAAATAAATAAACTAAAATCAAAATTATACAATACCCTTTTTAATACTACTCCCTCTATAATTCATGGCAACGGAGACGTTAATGTAAAAATGTCTCTTTTAAGAATGTTTAATTTTTTAATAAACTTTAAAAACCATTATGGATACACTCCTGTTAATGAAATCGAGGTAAATGAGTTGCCGAAAATTGCTTACAGCATAAATGTTACAGAAACTCCAAAAACGATTGAGGAAAGTCTGAAAAATTTACTTTCTGTTGATTACGACAGAGAAAAAATATCTTTGCACTTAAATATGGGTCACGAAAGCAAGCTTGAAGTCACTCACGCCGTTATGGAACAACTTATGAGTTTTGGAAAGTTCTTTTATACCGAAAATCACAAAAAAACTAATATTTTAAAAGAAAATCCATTAAAAGAGTTTTTAGAACAAGATGTTGATTATTTATTTACTATTGATAGTGATTGTAGAATAACTGAGCCTGAGATTTTACAAAAATTAATAAAAAATAATAAAACATGTGTTTCTCCTTTATTGAGGCACGAAGATTGTTTATTTTCTAATTTTTGGCACGGACAAAAAAGAGATTTTAAAATTCAACAAAGTTCAGTAAGAATGCCCAACTCAGACGAGCCTGATGAATATGCAGCAATCTGGGATAGAGTTTTAAGCGGATGTTTCAATGTTTTATTTGTTGATAAGTGTTTTTTAATGAAAAAAGAGATTTTGCCTAAAATTCAAGACTTTTACCGTAAAAATAACGAAGGCAATCCAGATAAAATTAACTTTTGTGCTAATATGGTAAATGAAGGCGTTCACATGTATTTAGATAACCAGCACGAATACGGAATAATTGTGTAAAATACATTATGCCGCAATCTAGTGAACCTTATAAATTTGTTGCTTCGACAAGCACCAACGTACCCGGCATACCGCAGGAAAAAGATGATCCTATTTATCCTACTACCGAGGGTAGTGCTGCCGCGCACAATCTTCAAAACCAACCAATTTTATTTGATGGAACTACTTATGGTACATTAAATACTCTGGGTGCAAATTATTTCGATAATGTTTATATGCCCCAACCAAAAACGAGAGAATTAGATCATCCCAACAATGTATGTAGTAGTAATTGTACTGGCCCTAATGATGGATCAAATCCTACCTACGATGATGATTATCGTTATTGGCCAGCCAAGAGAGATAGAGATGGAGGAATAATTGGAACAATTTATACATCGACAATCAATGCCGGACCCGGATGTTCACGTTACGAGTCCTTAAATCAAAAAAGTTCTGACGAAGGTCATTGGCATGGTACATACGGCTCTCATTATGCACACACTGGACATTATTTAGGTTCTCCTGCTTATAAAACTGTTTATTGGGGAACTCCAGATGATAATAGTTTTTTAAATGGAAGTAATTTTACTACTGCTGATTATATAAGTGATTTTTTAAGTAAATTTGCTCCGGGGTATTCTGCTAGTTGTTGTACTAATACAGTTGTAGACGCTCGACACTTAGATGACACCACAATAAAATGGGGTGACTTTGGAGCTAATAATATTAGATACGGAATTCATTATTACGATGATTATGACGGTGGTTTGGGTTGTGGTGGAGATGGCGGTGGCGATTGTTGTTCTAATCAAACGTGCGGAATAATTTTCAGACCTCAAGATATTGCAACAGATCAATTTGTTGAAGCTGCTCCGGGTTGGCGTGTTGGAGGATTAAAAGACGGAACAACTGCCGACACTGACGCAGCTAGAAATTGGTTAGATTCTACACTTTCAACTCATTGGGTTGAGTGTGATGTATATAATTCTTCAGAACCAACTCAAGCTAGTAATAATCCACCCGGAAAATTTGGAGTAGTAGATAATACAAGAACAAATAGACAATATAACGTTGTTAGATGTATGCAGGATACTTTAGGAGACCCTTCTGTAGCGGAAAATCCTGACTCATCAGTAGACGCATCAGAAAGATGCACCAAGGGATGTCTTGACTTGAGTCCCAATCCTACTTGGTTTGTAAATGAAGGAAAAACTTATACTTCTTCTGCATCTTTGTAATTTTGGTGTATACTAGTATAGAGGTTATTTTAATATAATGCCTAGAAAAAAGAATGATAACACGGGCAAGCTTAAGATTCGGGGCGATAAGGACTTAGCTGAAGAAATATCAAATGAAAATATTACTGAAAAATTTGTCATAGAAAATCCGATCAAAAGACAAATCAGAATAAATCAATTTCCTTGGACTGAAAAACAAAAAGAATTCTTTAAAGTCGCACTTCATCCATCTACAAACATCGTTTTTGTAAACGGACCGGCGGGCACTTCTAAAACACTTTTATCTGTATATTGTGCATTACAGATGCTAAACATGAAAGTTATTTCTGATATTATGTATTTAAGATCAGCAGTAGAAAGTTCAGACAAAAGCTTAGGGTTTTTACCGGGTACAGCAGACGAAAAATTAAAGTTTTTTAATTTGCCTTTTTTAGATAAATTAGATGAATTATTAGGCGAAGGCAAGTCAGAAAAGTTAATGACCGAGAAGCGGGTCAGCATGTTTCCTGTTAATTTTGCGAGAGGTATGAATTGGAATGGTAAATGTATAATTCTGGACGAAGCCCAGAACTCTACACTTAAAGAAATAACTACTGTCTTGACCAGAATGGGAAAGAACAGTAGATGCTTTATTTTAGCTGATCCAATGCAAACTGATCTTAAAAGTGAACATTCCCAAGGTGGTTTTCAAAAAATGTTAAAAACTTTCTCAGACGAAGAAAGTCTGCAACATGGTGTTTATACTTTTAATTTTACAGAAGAAGATATTATGAGATCCGAACTTGTTAAATTTTTAGTTGGCAAAATAAATAAAATTAAGGAATAATATAATGAAGGAACAACATCCCGAAGCAGCCCAATATAAAGAATTAGCAAAAGAAATGAAATTCCACGAATCAAAACAGTTTGAAGCAGACGATCAAAAAGTAGCGTTAGTAGATATAGACGAAACCGTTTGTGTTTATTCAGGAAAACGGCAATACGATTTAGCCCTCCCAATCAAAAAAAATATTGATAAAATTAATAAACTTTATGATGAAGGATGGAGAATCATATATTGGACAGCCAGAGGTGGATCTGAAAGCTCTAAAGCTGCGGGTAGATGTTATTACGATTTTACTTGGAAACAATTAGAGTCATGGGGCTGTAAGTTTCATGAGCTTTCTACCGGATCCAAGGGTAATTATATTAAACCGGCTTGTGATTTAGTTATTGACGATAAATCCAAAAGAATTGAAGAAATTTAAAAAAAAGTGTACTATTTAGTATGAAGACTTTAATTATTTTATTTACAGCATCTTTTGCAATTGGCTGCAACTGGGGAAATTCCGGATGTACGGAATGCTCTTGTGAAGCAGGATGTTGCTCATCCGACACGTGTACAGCAGCCGATTGCAATTGCGTTTGTAAAGACTAAACTTTGGGAGTGTACTGGTTTCGACTTAAGGCCAGAAGCTCAAATTGCAAGTAGGAGATGATAGTTGGCTCCTTTAAAATTCTATCAAAACATCTAAATGCCAATAGCGATATTGACATGGAGTTAGCTCCTTCCGTTGCCGAAGCGGACGCAATTCTTGCCAAGTACGGCTACGCGGAGGAAGAACTCCAGTTGGCAGCATAGTTCTGCCCCGTCCTACTCCGGATGCTCGTTAAGGAGCTAGGGCGTCGATAACGAGCAAAACACTGGTTGAGTCTGGTTGAGTCTCCAGTAGTTTAAAAAAAGATAGACCAAACTTTACGTGAAGTTGTCGGTAACAGACACGTATCGTATTAAACCGACTAAACTTGTAGTATATTTGCGTGACAGTTTTAAGGACGCGGGTTCGACTCCCGCCACTTCCACCATTTTAAAAATTATTTATAATTGCTTGTATTTCTCTTAACTTGAGTATTTGATTATAATATTTTTCTTTTAGTTCGGCATCGTGTTCCCCATATCTATATAAATGACTGGAATTTTCTTTAATTTCCTTTTCTAATAATTCAAGCAATAATGCTTTATGTTCTTTAATTAGTTCTACTTTTTGGCTAATGCTTATATGATTCATTTTGGCCTTTTACAATGTGATTCTAGTTTGTTTACCATCTTTTCACACTCATGAGCTAAATCATTAACTTTCGCTGCGTCATTTTTATCTTTGCAGCTATGGAAAGAAAGGGACATTATCTCTTTGAGGTTTTTTTTGAGTTCTTTGTAGGCAATGAGTTCGTAGTCCATAAAATACCCTCTATTATATTTTACAGTTATTTTTTATAAAAAAGTTAATTATTTTTATGTTTTTTTATGTAATATGTAAGTATGAAGATTTATTGTCCACAATGCGGTAGTCCGACGGCTTATGCTGGTGCTAAACCAAAATTTTGCTCGTCGTGCGGAAATGCTTTGTCAGCCCTAGCTAAAAAGGAAAAGGAAGAACAAAAGAACTATGAAATTCACGAAGATATAGACGTTGAAGAAAACCCTTCTGAAAGTTTAAATCTAGACAACATGAATGCATTACAAGTTGAAATAAACTATCAACAAAACAACAAGGTTACTTTTGGACAACTAATGAAAGATTCAGCGGATGCTGAATTAGACGGGGATATTAATTTCACCGAAAAACAAAGCGTTCCCCAGCGAAGTCCGGATCAAATAATGCAAGATTTCCAAAAAGAGGCTGGCACGCTTAGAAATAAGAATGGCTAGGAAAAAAATAACATTTGAAGAATCTATACATTTAATCGACGCAGAATTACAAAAAAGAAAAAATAGGTGGAACCTAACAAGCCTATCTTGGATGGATTACGATGACGTCTGTCAAATTATAAGAATTCACATTTATAAAAAGTGGGATCTATACGATCAATCTAAACCATTAGCCCCTTGGTTGAATAGAATCATATCGAATCAAATAAAAAATATAATAAGAAACAATTATGGTAATTATGCCAGACCCTGTTTAAAGTGTTCTGCCGCAGATGGAGAAGATGGATGTGAAATTTATGGAAAACAATGCAACGATTGTCCATTATATGAACACTGGTTTAAAAATAAAAAAAGAGCACATGATACAAAATTACCAGTTTCATTAGAAAATCATCCACAAGAAATATACAACAAACCTTCAGACTCTTTCGATATAGAACTAGAATCAATTAACTTGCATAAAAATATGAAAAAAATTTTAAAACCTATAGAGTGGAGAGTATATGACCTTTTATACATACAAAATAAAACAGAAAATGAAGTTGCAAAAGCAATGGGATATGTGACTTCAGAAAAAAATAGACAGCCGGGCTACAAACAAATAAAAAATATTAAAAAATCAATACTTAAAAAAGCAAAAGAACTTATTTCAGGAGAATGAAACTTAACGACGAAAATCAACAAAAAATTCTAGACGCATGGAATTCAAGCAAAGATGAACCGCCATCTTTAATGGAATTAACAGAACTATGCTTTGGAGAAGGTTTTGATGGAAGAAGCAAAGAGGGGAGGGCTGTAAAAGACTTTTTAGCTACTAGACAACTGAGGGCAAGAGCTTCTGATGAATATCAAGCCAAGGGGCTTTTAAATTTAACTAAAGATCAAGAAGAATTTATAGATAACAATTTAAGCAGCATGAAGGCTGTAGAAATAGCTAAAGTGATGTATAGAAACGAACAGCTAACAAATCTCAGCCAAGAGACCAGAACTGTCGCAGAATACATCAAAAACAACTCTGAGGGTATGCAACCCTATGAAAGACCAGAAAACGTCCCTACGGACGAATACAAGCCACCAAAGACTATTCCTGTAATCATGGCGAGAGTCAATAAATACGTTTTAAATGGAATAGATAAAGAAAAACTGTCACCCAAAATTAAAAAAGATCTAAAATCTTTAATTGGTTATTTACATACATTTAGATTTAATCACCAAATCAATAGTTTGGCAGCTACAACAGATAGAGAGTTATTTGAAAGTAGTTTTATTAGATATACTTTTGACAAGGGTGATTTAACACAAGAAGAAGTAGATCAATATATAGTATTAGCCACAGAGGTGGTTATCGCAGGAAACATTCAAGCAAGAATAGAACACCTACAAGGACTACTAGATGATTCTGCTGACGATACAGAAGGTAGAAGAATTGCAATGAGTTTAGTAGAAGCAATTAGCTCCAGACAAACTGAATATAATCAATCAGTAAACAGGCAACAAAAATTACTTAACGACCTTAAAGTTAAAAGAAGCGATAGAATAAAACAAATGTCAGAAGCTTCAGCTAGTGTTGTTAACTTGGTAGAAATGTGGAAGGAAGAAGAGTCAAGAAAACAAATGATTCAATTGGCAGAATTAAGAAAAGAAGCTCTTTCCGAAGAGATCAACAAGCTGTCAGACATGGACGAAATTAAATCTAGAATTATGGGGATCAGCGAAGACGAGGTTTTAAATGGTTAAATGCGCCGAATGCGGACAAGAGTTTGAAACAGACAAGCAACTTCACGCTCATCTGAAGAAACACTCTTTGAGGGTGGTGGAATATTATCAAAAACACTTTCCAAGGTATGATCTGTATGATAAAAAAATGATTCGATTTAAAAATAAAGATCAATATTTTAGAGACGATTTTAATACAATAACAAATCTCAAAAAGTGGCTTAAAGATAAACCTCTAGAAGAATCTAAAGCTTATTGTCAAAATATATTAACCAAAAGAAAACATACCAAAGAAATAGAATATTCTCCTACTCAAGTGGAATTAAGAACTATACTAAGTCCACCCATTCAATATTATAATGATATATTTTTTGATTATTATGGCCTTTGCGAAAAGATAGGTTTTAAAAATAAATATCAAAATCCAACTAATATTATAGACGGAAAAGAATACAATAAAGAAGATTATAAAATACTAATAGATACAAGAGAACAAAAGCCCTTAAAATTTAAAAGAGAAACAATTTCTCAAAAGCTAGATTATGGAGATTACGCTTTTAGTCATCCAGAACATTCTTGTGATTGTCATATAGAAAGAAAATCTCTTTCTGATTTTATTAGTACCATAAGTGGTGGTTACGATAGATTTATAAACGAAATAGAAAGAGCAAAAGAAAATGATGCATATCTAGTAGTTTTAGTAGAAGAAACTTTAACCAATGCTTTAAGCTTTCAATATCTTCCTCATATATCAAAAAAGATAAGAGCTACCCCGGAATTTATATTTCATAGGGTTAGAGATTTAATTCAAAAGTATCCCAATGTTCAATTCCTTTTTGTAGACGGAAGAAAAGAGTCTTCTAGAATAGTAGAACTTATTTTTACTTGTGGCTGCGCTTATAAAAAAATAGACTTACAATTAGCCTACGATACAAAGGTATTATAATGTGGTATTGTCCAGACAAATATAAAAAAGAAACACCCAATATAAATCAAGACTTAATGAAGCTTGAAGGATTTTTGCACGATAAAGAAGCAAAGATATCTTTAGCTAAATTTTTAAGATATAATTTAGCTTTTACTACAGAATTAATTTCTGGTATTAAATTAGCACCATTTCAAGAGGTCACGCTTAAAGGTTTTTTTAATAGAAACTTTTCGATGTGTGTTTGGGGTCGTGGCTGTGGTAAATCATTTATAGCTGCAGTTTATTGTTTCTTACAATGTATTTTTGTTCCAAAAACAAAGATTCTAATAGCTGGCCCGACTTTTAGAACGGCTAGGTTTATTTTTGAGAATTTAGAAAAGTTTGTAGACTCAAAGGGCGCAGAATTACTAAAACAATGTTTTGGAGCAAAGTCAAAAAGAAACGATCAGTTTAAATGGGATATAAATGGAGGCACAATTACAGCTATTCCATTAAGTGGAGAAAAAATTCGTGGTTTCCGTGCAAACGTTCTAGTGCTTGACGAGTACCTTCTTCTTCCAGAAGAAACAATTAAAACAGTTTTAATGCCGTTCTTGGTAGCACCACAAGATATGGCTGATAGAATTAAAATTAGAGAGATGGAAGACAAGCTAATTAAAAAAGGAGCCATGAAAGAAAATGAAAGAATGGAGTTTAAAAACAATTCTAAAATGATCGCGCTTTCTTCTGCTAGTTATACATTTGAAAATTTATATAAAACATATCAAGAATGGACGGGTAAAATTTATTCTAAAGAAGAGCTTGATGCAGATTACTTTATATCTCAAATGGGATATCAAGCTTTACCAGACGAAATGATCGACACTACAATTATTGAAGAGGCTCAGAATGGCGGGCAAAGTCATTCAAGTTTTCAGCGAGAGTATTGCGCTCAATTCACGGATGGCAGCGATAGTTACTTTAGCGCAAAAAAAATGCACGAATGCACCATACCTGACGGAGAAACACCCACAACAAGGATTCGGGGCAAATCAGATTCAAAATATATACTTGGAATTGACCCGTCTTTTTCAAATAGTCCTACCTCTGATTATTTTGCAATGTCGATGTTGGAGTTAGATGACGAAACCAAATCTGGAACCTTAGTACATAGTTACGCTGTAGCCGGAGGAGATTTAAAAAATCATATAAGGTATTTACATTATCTAGTTAAAAACTTTAATTTAGAAATGATTATTATTGATAATGCTGGATATCAATTTATTGACGGAGCAGTAGAATCAA